TTTCTTCCTTTTCCTGCAATACTCATTTTTTTTCTAACCTCTGTACTAAAAACTGCTTTTTTATCTGTTGTTTTAGTTAATATACAATTCAATCCATTTGTAATAGCATTATAAAACTCTTGCCAATATCTTTCACGATAATTTAATTGTTCAACATTACATTCTTCTATTATTTCAATTTGATGATTTTCTATTCCATATTTTAAAATAGAATTAAATATTTTTGGCTGTCCATTACAATTTTTTTGTTTTTTGTATTCCAATAATCTTTCTTCTAATCTTATAGATTGACCTATATAGACTTTATTTGATGGAGAAGTTATTTTATAAATTCCTATCATATTATGATGTCAAAGAAGTTAATTGTTCATCTGTTAGTGCTGTGTTATATACTTGTAGTTGTTTTACTTTGCCGAAGAAATGTGATGACCCAGTAAAATGAGTAAAATCTAAGTCAGTAAAAGTACCACTGCTAAAAGTTGTTGAAGATGTAAGTACAGGAACTCCATCTATATAAATAACAGAATCTCCACTCTTATATCTAACTGCAATTTTATAAAATTGATTAGCATTATTTGATACAGCGTTAGTACTATTAATAACTGTAACACCATTTACAACAGCCAAAATCCAAAAGTTTCCATTATTATTTCCAAAACCTATTTTAATGTAATTTTGAGAAGTACCATTATCTAACCCAAGAAGTCTATAATTTGATTCATCTTCAGTTCTTGATATCTCAGCAAACAAAACACCCTCACTATCATTAATCAAACTACCTATACCATCTCTTGTGAAGGTGTCTTGGTTTCTTGTTACTGTACTTCCTGATGTTGGAATGTATGATGTAGCGTAAGAACCTTCTTCTAATTGTGCGCCCCAAATATATACACTTTTATTTAAAGCATTAAACGATGGGTTTCTTGCATCTGTTAATGATTCTATAATTGAAAAAGTTGTTTGTCCAGTAGTTGTTGAACTATTTGCTTTTACTGAACATTTAAACCATCCATTTGAATAACTTTCTATATTAGCATCTAAAGTATTAAAGTTACCAACTACACCATTATCTAAATCAAAATTAGCATATAAGTTGCTAAATCCAGAACCAGTATTTATTTGAATGAAGTTACTTTCATTTTTTTTAGCAAATACACTATACGTATAATCATTACTCGCAACAACTGTATATGCGTTTAAAAATAATGTATGTGCCGTAACATCTGCAGTTCCACTAAATTTAGAACCACTTAAAAGACCATCTGGTGCAGTAGTTACGCTACTTGTTACTGTTGAATTATAATTTCCCCAAATCCCACTACTAAAATCTTCTGAATACGTTAAAAGATTAGTCCTCATAGGCTCTACTAATAATGAAGAAGCAGTACCATCATAATCTACTCTTGCTAAGTTTTCTATTGTTGCTTCTTTTACTGATATGTTTTCTATATACAAATCAGTAGGAGTACCATTTCTCTCTATTGTAAGTACAGAATTAGATATAGCAGTATAATAAAAAATGTAACTGCCATTAGAACCTGCTGTCTGAAATGGAGATTGACCTGATGGTCTAACTCTTATATTTCCTGAAACCCACCCTGTAATATCAAAAGTTATTCTATATGTCTTACCAACAACCATAGCACTTTGATTAGCATATTGATAAGAACCATCAGAAACACAATGTAATTTATTATCTGCTATTGTAAATGTTGGGCTTAAAACCCAAGCAGTATTAGGTAAAGGAAAATTACCATCAGTAATCTCCTCACTACCCAACAACTCTACATCTTCTACTAAGCCCTCAGGATTAACTCTTGTACCTGCTGACGCTCTGGTCATTGTTATAGGTACTGGTAAGTAATCATTACCTACTCTATTGTATCCTAATAGCTCTCCCTCCTTTATAGCCCAGTTACTATTTCCTATTTCTAAACTTGGTTTTTCCATTATTGTAGTGTGTAATTTAATGCATTTGCCATTTCAGCATATGTTGAATAAGTACTGTTAGGTGGTATTGTTAAAAGTGTTAACTCCTCATCTGTTAGTGCTGTACCGTAGACTTGTAGTTGTTTTACTTTTCCGTAGAAAGGCAAAGTACCATTACCATTATAATCAAAAGATAAATTATCTAAAGTTTTAGAAAAACTAAAAGCAGTTGATAAACTTCCTGAATTTGGAGTAATAGGACTACCATCTATGTAAATCAAACTTGCACCACTTTTATATGCTATTGCTATTTTATAAAAAGTATCAGCCAAAGATGCTGTATTATTATCAACATAAATTATACTTCCACCTGCTTTTAATCTTAAATAAAAATCATCTGAGCCTTGCTCAAAACCAATTGCTACACTATTATTATCAGAATTATCAGCAGCATTATTTAAACTTATTAAATAGAAATCATCAGGTTCAAGTACAGGTTTAGATAATTCTATAAAGAATGTTCCTTCTGTTTGTCCTATCAACCCACTTATATCCTCAGCGCTTTCATATTTTTCAATTGCTCTGGTAGCTGTAGTACCTTCAGTTGGAATATAACTTGTTTCGTAAGAGCCTTCTTCATATTGTGCGCCCCAAATAAAAGCACCACTTGTTCCATCTCCTTGATAGAAACTATCACCATCAGCTTCTGCTAAATATCCTCTAAATCTACCATTCGTTCCATCAGAGGTAGCACTTGCAGATATACGATACCAATCATTTCCATAATCTTCTATTTTACTTGTAAGTCCAGAATCTTTCTGACCTAATAATCCATTTTCAATGTCAAAATATGCTTCTTTATTACTTGAGCCAAATTGACCCCATAACCTAAACCATTGCCTTCCATTATATTTTATAAATAAAGATATAGTGTATGTGTCACCATTATTTACACCAAACGTAGAGTTATAAAATGCGTGTACATTTTCGGCTGTATTTTCTATTAATTTATAAGCATTTTCAGTTCCATCAGGAGAAATAAAACCAGGCTCTACAGTTGTTCTTGCTTTTGTCCAATAACTCTGACTAAAATCTTCACTATAAGTAATAAGATTAGTCCTCTCAGGCTCTACTAATATATGTGGACAACCTCCTCCTGTGTAGTCTATACGAGGAATATCAATCTCCCCTCCCTCTACTACAGAAACATTTGTAAGCACAGCAGTTCCTGTATTTGGTCCATAAATTTGTATTCTATTTGTATCTGCATCTGTGTTGACAGTTATAATATCTGGCAAGGTAACATCAATAATCTGTGCTGGTATACCTGTAAATCCTGTTCTAAGACGCACAGAACCTGTTCCCTCAAGCTGTATATAATAAGTTGTACCTGTTTCCTCTGTCCAAGGTTGAAAAAGATTTTGACCGTTAGAGGTAAATGTAACTGATCCTAAACTCAACTCAGGCGATGTACCTATAGTCCACCCTTGAAATACTTCTTTTACGGATACGTTGTCTACTGAAGAATTAAAAGCAGTACCACCTGTTCTTCTACCGATAACTAAAGTTGTATTACTTGTTGAAGAAAAATAAAATGTATAAGAACCTGATGTAGTTGCAAAACCTATGTTTTCATTATTTGCACCATCTTGAAATTTTAAACCTAAACCACTATTTATAGTTACATCAACTGTTACTTTGTATTGTTTACCGCTTGTAAAAACACCTGATTGTGAAATGTTTGTAAAAGCAGAACCATCTCCAATAATATTAGCTTTATCATCTCCTATAGTAGCACCATTATAACTCCAATCCTGCCCTACTTCTTTTACTGATACATTAGAAATTAAACAATCTACATTTGCATTTTCTCTTAAAAAAGACATTGTACTTGATGTAGCAGTAAAATATTTTGTGTTTGCACCTTCGGTAAAAGGAGTTAAATTAGTTCCTACATTAACTCTTAATTGACCTACACCTGTATATGCTATATTACAAGTTAGTTTATATTGTTTGCCTGATGTTATAGCATTTTGTTTTAATTCTAATACAGGACTTGTAGTATCTGAAACAAATCTTGCACCTGTGCTTAAAAATTCTACATAATGTGTAGAATCTGAACCTGTTACTGTCCAATCTTGGCCTACTTCTTTTACTGATACGTTGTC